CACGTGGCAACCTAGTTGCGTCAATAGCCATCATTGGGTGAATAGTAAGGCTTAGAGCATCAATACGGGCGCGTAGCTCTGTGTCCAAAGCTTTTTGACTGTTGTAACCTTTTTCGCAAACACCTCTACCCCAAAAACGTCCGGGCACTACGTCCCAAGGAAACGCAACCACAGGACGGTCTGTCATCATGTAGGGATTAGCTTCTGCCTTCAACAAGATACCACCGTTAGCAACCACTACAACGGCTTCTACGTAACGTGACTCAGAGTCTTCCTCAGGTACTGCTTCTTCGTCATCTTCGCTTATAGCGGCATTTAGAAGCTCTCGTGGCACTAAACCATAGTACTTAGTGAGTCGTACCTTGTCATCGTTATAAATTGTAATGTCTTGGTCAGGCTCAAGATCAGTGTCAGGAGCAGCAGGACCAACGTAAACGTCTTTGTAAACACCTTGTTCCTGCAATTGTTCTACATGGTGTAGGCTTACGAACTCGTCTACAGCAACACCCATAGCGTCCTCTACAGAGGTAGCTACAGGATCAATTAGGAAGTTCTGGGGTAGTACAGGCTTAAGTTTAACCTTGACACGGTCAGTGATGTTTACTCCTACTGCTTGTAAATCTCCTCCCATAATGGGTTGAGTAGCAGGAGCCATCTCCTTCATTTCTTCAATAACGATTTCGCCGATGCCTGTACCAAAGACTGCGGCGTTGATAAGACATTCTGCAACAGCCTTACGTACCATACAGTCTTCAAAGTCTTCTGTGAGTTTATTCCTAAGGAACTGTACGTCTTGTTTGTTGGTGTCGCCAAGGTTGTCGCTTACGTCAAACCACTTGCCCCGTCCGAAGGTCGCTTCTTCTAGCTCTGCTACATTAGACTCAACGGCCTGCTGAAGTGCAGGAGAGATAATACGGGAACGCTCAGAGCGGCGCTCGCTATCAGCAGGATCCCATATACCTCGCCATAGTCTGTAATATTCTTCAAAACGAGCTTCATAATTCGATTCATAATAATCGCGCCAGTCCTCACATTTGTTCATGACCCAGTCTTCAAGGGCTTCTTGGATCATCAACGGGTCGTTTTCATAAAATTCTGCCATATTAGTATCCTGCTACCACGTCTAAAATATCATGGTCTTCTATTTCGTAGTCGTAGTCGTACGCTACATTTGCCAGTTGGTCGATGTACGCCAAAGCGTCCACCAAGTCGTCATGGGTCAAAGGGTCAGGAAACTGGAAGAGTTGGTCTAGAAATCTAGAATTCCACTCTCCTTTGTTCAGCGTAATGTACCCATTTTCAAAGCGCCCCTGTAGCGCCCACATTACCCTGTCGGTCTTTTTCTTGTTACCGTGTGTCAACTCTTCTACTCTAAAGAATGTTCCGTACCGCTTCTGTAGATCCATCAGAGGTGACATGACGGCTTGTTTAGCAATACCTCTTTCGATTCCCACCGATATGGGACGGTAATCTCTAACGGCCTGAAATATCTTAGCTGCTGTTTCGTCAAGTGACCATCGACCGTATATGATATTGTCAACATACCAACCATGCTCATTGACCTTAACCACTGCGATCGCTGTGTCGTCAAGTTTGGAATTCTTAGTCTTCTTCTTGTTGACTTCTTCAAATCCTGCCAAGTCAACTGCAATGTAATAATCTCCTACTTCGGGTTTATCTTCACTAAACTGTACCCAGTCTTCTTTAAACATTTCTGACCCACGTGCTTCAAACGACGCCATAAACTCTTGGCGAAACGCATAAGAAGACATAGACTTTTTAGCAATATCAATTTCGTCCGGGTCCAACAATGGATTGTCGTAAGAAGTAAAGTGGTATGCAGCGTACGTCGGATCATTGCTTAACTCCGCATATTTGTATAACTCGTAAAAATGATTCCTGCCCATAGGTGTCCCTATGAACATCGCACATCCCTTCTGGTCAGCCAAAGCAGGTCTCAGGATCTGCTCGAATACCTCAGGCTTCATGTCAGCGTACTCATCCATTACTAGGAACTTGAGGCTGACACCTCGCATGGTTTCTGGCCTATCGGCTCCCTTGAGACTGATAGTGGCTCCGTTAATAAGCTTAATTTGAAGATTATTAACATGACTACCACTGATAACTTCATGCCCGAGATCGAGAAGGGTGGTCCACATGATGTCTCTGGCTTGTCCCTGAGTAGGTGCGACGTAAAATACATGTCCTTTGTCTGCCTGTAGTGCGTTAACGATTAACATCCATGCTGCTAACCTAGACTTACCCGTACGTCGCCCAGCAGCTACTATTTTAAATCTTGTTTCGTCTGCCCAGACTTGTTGTTGCCAAGGCAGTAGTTCTATGTTTAGATCAGTCAAAGTTATTAAACCCTGAGTCTCTTGGTTCTAAGTCCAAAGTCACTGCAAACTCTACGTCTCCAGCGCTGCCTGTCTGACACTTAACTACTTCTCCTGCTTGAATAACAAACAAAGGTACTGACGACTGTCCGCCTAGTGTTTCTTTGTTGCCTCCGTTAACACTGTCACCATCAAAGAAAAACAACTGATCTACGCCTGAACTATTTTCCCACTTGAGTGTAACTGTGTTTGCACTGCCGCCATGGTTAGCAATAAAGATGTAGAACACATTAGCCACGTATCCTGTAGGTACAGCGAATAGCGTAGTCTCAGCAGTAGAAGTTACAGTTGTGTGTGCCGTAGTAAGCATTAGTACAACCAAATCACTGGAGTAGTACCCCTAGTGTCCACGTGTACAAACGTATCAGCAATACCCACACCAGTAAAACCAAGGTTCAAAGCATTAGACACAATAGCGTAGCGGTGGGCGGCATTAGTTATTTTTATGTCAGCCGCGATACCTTGGGCATGTGTCCCCGGCACCGCCTTTTTCATTTCAATGGGGTGCTTGGTTGGATGACGGTAACCCGACGTTACCTCAAAGGGGAAGCCACATGCGCCCCGCAATTGGTCTAACTTCTCTAGGAACTCTTGTTCCATATTGTTGGTGCCAGTGACCTGACAGTCAAACTCTTCTCTTTTGAAGTGCTTAAGACCCATCTACTACTTCTCCTTCTATAATATCATTTGGAGTAGTTACTTCGGCAGTACCGACACCTGTAATATTAATTTGTATAGCGTTTCTACCGGTGTCTTTGACTACGTCTTTTTCAAAAGCACCCACTGGTAGTATACGGTCCATCACAAGTTTCCAAGCAGCAGCCTGATTCTTGTGGTCATTGTCCAAAGCAGCATCAAAAATTGTCTCTAGGACCTTACGAGACTTAGGACTAGCCAACATCCTAGCCTTGTACTCATTAATTATCGCTGCGTCACCCTTTGGTCGGCCTACTTGACCCTTGTTTCCGGGTTTTACAGCGGCTACTTCGGACTTCCGGGGTCTGCCACGACCTCTTTTTTTTTTTTTTGCTGTCATAACTAAAATTATCCCTCAATATGCCAATAGTATAACATAAGTTGACACAAAAGTCAAGCTATTTTAGAGGTAAAAGCAGTAGAAGTACAAACATAAGTAAAATCAACGGGTTACATGAGTTTAATTTATGGGTAATTTTCCTAATTTTGACCTATTTTGTGTCTAGGTGGCTACTACAAAAGTACAACACATGTCAACCCCTCCCCCGGGGCCTAAAGTTATCCACAAGTTGCACACAAGGCGGGATAACCTGTGGATAACTTGGGGTGCGACATTGGCATGGTTTGTGCTTGTGTTGACAAGTGTGTGGACTTGTGTTGGTCCCTTTGGCCCTACCTTTATATCACGCGCACACGCGACTAGCACGGAATGACACTGGCAGTCAATAGTTCAAACGTGTGAATATTTACGCTTCACATCTAGGTCAATCTGTAGTTTACTACACACATGGCGAGACGGGGACCAAAGCCACCCCAAATGAGAATCATTATCATGAAGCAGATTAACTACGGTCTACACGAGACCATCGAGAACAGCCACCGTACACTGTCAGACGCTGTCACCATGTACGCTATCTATTACAGCGACTGGACGGAGGTTCTGGAGGAGATCTCGCAGTACTACGCCAGCGACGAATGGCAGAACAGCGGCTACGGTCAGGACCTGCCAGAGCACGTCCGATTGATGAAGAAGCGCAACTACATCATTCGAGAGCTTCAAAACATAGGTAAGGAGTTGAGATCTGTCGGGATAGACGTGGACCTATGCAAGTACTCAAGTCCTGACGAGTATTTCGATCAGTTCGAACAGGCGGCGTAGGAGGTTGACTAATCGCTGGGGATTCGCTAGAGTCTCCAGCTGTGAGTCAACACACGAGCCACAGGAGGCATTGACATATGAGAAAAGTAGAACAGCAGATGATTAGAGCGATCAACCGCAACGAGAATTGGTCACAGGGAAACACCATGGTGACCTATCTACGAGAGGACGACACGTCACGGGTCTACCTACATGGGCACTTGATCGCCACGGTGGACGACTTCGGCATCGCTAGGCCCATCATTCCAACACTGGTTGCGTGGCCTACACGTACCACCATGAGCCGCCTACGTGCGCTAGACATCAACGTGTACCAGCGCAACGGTGACATCTACATCGACGGGGAGAAAGTGGCATGAACTTTGGACACTGGACAATCTGGTACAACCACGAGGACCACGTCTGGGACATCTACGACGGACGCAAGGGGTTCAAGTACCCAGAGTACACCATCAACAACTACAGCGGACTCATGAACAAACTACGGGACCGCTTGGGATTTCTAGACACTGACAGGAACCACAGACGATTCTGGCGTGTGATGCG